AGAATTGGCCAGTGTCGCCACGCAAACCTGCCATATCAAAAATGGCACCACCGGCATCTTTTTGTAGCAAAGTAACTAGAGGCGATGAGCCACGCTGGCTACGGCCACCCACCTGAATGGTCACACCCTTGCGTACTTTCTTAGGGTCATACGAGAGGCGACCTGTGCCCTTTCGAGATGGTGCCATGCCTGATAGTGGTGGCTGGCCAGGGTAGGTCTGAGCCACGCGACTCACCATCTCAGCGCCACTAGCTTTGATCTGGTTCACAGCCTTGAACTTGGTCTTGCTGTCAATCTTTTGCAGTTCAGCCAGCGCTGCCTTCAGGCCGTAAATCTCGGTGCTTGCTGTAACGCTCATTTGGCCTTTTTCCTCTGCTCATTGATAATACTAATGCAGGTGTTCAGGTCGGGTACATCAAACTCTATTTGTGGTGGCCACCAGCCACACTCGACTAGCAGGGTTGCTAGGGAATGTCGGTAGGTGCCACCTCGGTAGGGTTTGCATCTGGTTGCTCGATTACTTCTAGATCTACAAGCTGTTTAATGAAGTCGTCAAGCATGAGAGGCACTGTCACTGAGCCTTGCTGTTTGCTTGCCTCATGAGCCATATAAGCCAAGTCCTCAATACCGAGGCCACCTTCTTGGATTTGGCTGATTTTGCGTTTGTATTTACGCTCCCACATAACAATGGTGTAAAGGTTCGTGGTAACTGTGTAGTCACCTGAACCGATGTTTACTCGCATGGTTAGTTGCATGTCGGGCCTGCTTTCTATTTAGGTTTTACGCTGGAGTAATGTCGCGCGCGAATGTGCCACCGGTGAATGTCACTTCAATCATTGAGAGCTCACCGTAGGAGCCTGTGATTGGTGTGAACGATGACAGCATTGCATTGGTGATGGTGTACTCAGGATTAGATACACCCTCGGTAGCACCTGCAGGCGAAAGAACAAGCACTGAGGTACCAGAGCCAACTGCAGCAAAAAGTGTGGCTTCAACAGATGACGCGCCGTATGCAGCGTAAAGCGTCAAGGTAACTTCAACGGCCTGCAAGCCCTTAACAAATACATGGCCTGCATCGCCAAAGCTGGTGGACTCAAGAGAGTCGTAACCCACAGTGAGTGTGGCTGATGAGCAGAGCGTGGTTAGATCAACAATCGAGCCACCTGTGGCAGGGTTGAGGGTCACGGTTGGATTTGTGAGATAGGTGGTAGTGCTGGTGGCCATATTCAGTCCTTTGGTGTTAGGTGTTGTCGGCCACCAGTGATGCTTTTATTATGTCAGATTTTAGAGGGTCAGGTACGCATTACAAGTATGCAGCCTGCAAAGAGATTTGTAGATCATAAGCAGGGAACTCTTGCCCACCGATACTGGCAAGCCCTGGCCTGCCATCAGTTACGGCAACGTTCTTGTCAAGGAGTGCAGCTGCGATTGCGAGCAACGGCCTGAGCGTGTCTAGGTTGCCTGGGCCTATACCGATGACGCGAACAGGGAAACGCATAGTTACGATTTTGTTGTTGAAAGCCTCAAAGGTAGGGGCATCAATAAAACAGCAGTTGCTGTTGAGGTTTCGAGGGTCTGTCACTACTCGCAAACCACTGATGGTGGCAAGGGTGGTGGCTAGGTCGTCTATGGCCTCATTGAACAGGTCGGTGTAAGCCATTACGCAACAGCAGGCCTATCGATACCTAGCAACTGTTTCACCATCGGTGTAAAGGCATTGGTGGTGATTGCTTGCCCCATTGAATCAAAGCTTGCAAACTGGTCGATGCTTCCACGCTGACGGAAGTAAGCGCCAGCCAACATGATTGTGCCGAGGGTGCAATCGCCAGATGGGCTAGTGGCTAGCGCATCGTAATAGCCAGCCTCTTGCCTACGCCGATAGGCAACCTGATTACCGGCAGAAACGCACTGTGCCAAAAAGGTTGTTTCATCGGCACTAGGGCTAGTGAGTCCGAGCCACAGCTGTACTTGTGCGCTAGTTACCCAGGTGCAGGTTTGCGTATATGTAAGGGTGCCAGGTGGGATTGCTGCAGAGCGTTCTAAATCAGTGTCAGCGTCATAAAACATCACCTGGTTAGGTATTGGCACATCAGGGTTTAGAAGCAAATCACCTTGAGAGTCTGTACCTGTGTACAGGTACTGAGGGATTGCATAAACAGTGTGTGTGCCGTTGAGCTGATGCCCCAGGCCAGTAAGCGTGATGCTTTCACCTATGGCAATGTCGGTTGCCTCAAGTGTTTGCACTACAGCGTAATTATCTAAACGCTGATGAAATGTAACTGTGTATGTAGCCATGATTGGCTATCGCCTTTCGGATTAGGCGATTACGATGCCCTGAATGAAGCTTGACTTAGCCACGAAAGTAGCAAAGTAACCGTAGTAGGAGAATGTACGGCCCAATGTGCTTGGTACTTCTACAGACATGAGGCCACGCTGTTGTTCGTAGATTTCAAAGCCTGGCGCGTACACAACAAGCATGGTGCCCGATGCGAAGTTGTTATCAACTACAACCTCAAGGCCGAGCACGTTCATGCTGGTGTACTGGAGACCAGATACAAGGCCGATTGAGTTTGTGCCGATTAGGCCGTTGGTGTTGTAACCAAATACAGGTCGCTTGTCTGCGTCAAGCTGCTTGCCCAATTTTTCCCATACATCTGGTGACACGCACAAGTGGGTTGGGAAGTAATTGCTGTCCTCTGCGATTTCGCGTGCTGCGTCATACAGTGCGCTAATCAAAGATGTTGGGTCGTCTGCCGTTACTGTCCAGGTCGAGCCTGATGCTGTTTTACCAGCAACCAATGCGTCAGCTGCAATGTTGTCTGTTGCGATGAGGTACTCACCGGCAAGGTCATTGAGCACAAGGTTCAATGCTGCAGGATCAGTGAAGTCAATGTCTTGTACTGACAATGTGACCTGGCCAGCAACTGTGGACTTTGTGACAGTGTTTGAAGCAATCACCATTGTGGTGGCTGATGCTGCAGAGCCTTCAGTCTGTGTGGCTGCTGAGGTGTGAGTCGTAATGGTAGGTCTCACGAAAGTCTTTGAAGGTGTGTTCGGCATGGCGCGTGCACCAAAAGCCGATACCACTGGACGCACAAAGTTCAGGTCTTGGAACAATGGCCCAAGTACAGGCACTGGCAACAAACCTGGGGTGTCAGTGGTGAGAATGTCACCAGCTGCAGCCTGGAGCGATGTTGCCTGCTTCTTTTGTGCAAGCTTAAATGCTTCGTTTACGTTACGGAATGTGTCGCCACCGATGTGCATTGCTGCAAGGTATTCGGCTGCTGATGGCATAACAAACTCACGCTTAGGCTGAGCAAAAACTGTTGATGCTTCGATGACTTCTGGGGCTGGTGTTTCTGACACTGGAATCTCCTGTGGTTCTAAGGGTTCAGGAGTGTCGGCTTCCTCTTTTGTATTATCGCTCATTTCCTCATCTGATGTGGGGATACTCGCTGCTACATCTGTGATGGTAGCACCTGCAAAGGCTGGCTGTGGCACTAATGAGAGCTCTAACCAGTTAGCTGCAGTTACGATCATTACGCCGTTTTGGTCAATCTCAAACTCCGTTGGATTTACGCCAACGCTTACTGAGTCGAGCACGCCATCGGCTGCTAAAACAAGGGCCTCATCACCTAACGCTGTGGTGCTGATTTTTGCTGTAAACAGCATGCCATCTGGGGTGTCCTCGCGTGCCGTGACAATGCCAATGGCCTGTGTGCTGTCGTGATACATGTACAGCTTGGGGTTTTTGCCGTCTACAGGTAGCGAGCCAGGGGCAAACATGACCTCGGTGCCGTCATTGACTGTGGCTACAACGTTGTATGGCGCTGCGATACCGGTGATGGTTCTGCGTGGGGTGCCATCGGCTGCTGCTGCATCGATGCTTATTGCTGTGGCGTTAAACCTGATCATGCTAATTCCTCTTGGGTGTTTTCTTGGGGCATGTCGGGGCTATCCATTTTATCTGCTGCGTAATTCTCAACGAGGTACTCGTCTGCATCAAACTTTACATAAGTTCCTCGAGGCAAAACATTGTTTTGGCTAAGTGTTGCTGCGATGCAATCGGCGTATGCCTTGACACCGAAAATGTAAAGGTCTGCCCTGGCCTGCTCAGATGACTGATAAGAATACGAACCTGTACTTACGCCCACTAAATATGGGGGCACATTGGTGAGACGTGCACATTCAAGCGCCTGATAATTAGCTGCATCAATCAAGAGCATTTTGTCAGGGGTTGCTGTGGTTTCGGTGTAGCTCAAAAACTCGTTTAGTGCAGCTGTTTGATTGGTGGCGCGTGCAGCGTTGAATGCTGACGCTAGATCAGCAAGCTCGGTTGCGCTCAATGGTTCGCCACCTGTTTGCTTCAAAACACCAGCAGGTATTGACGATTCTGCATTTCTGTATCGTGCTGCTTCAAGTTTTAAGGCTGTGGCAACGGTCTGCTCAGACATATAAACAATGCCTTGAACAGGGCTCAAAAATTGCACGAGGTCTTTAGGGTCAATCATGTTGCCCTGAAAATAAACCTCGTTAGATGGTGCAAACCACACTGGCCCTGCTTGGTCTTGTGTCGTTACTGAGCCTGCTGGCAGGCGTGTAAAGGCTGTGGGGTAGCCGTCTTGGGTGCGTGCTGTGATGTACCAAAAAGCACGGCCATAGAAAAAGAGATCGTCAAATGTCCACGCCATAAGAAAGTTATATGTGACGCTTGGGTCGGGTTGGCGTAGCCAAGTGCGTGGAGCAATATTGACCTGCTCCATCTCATCACCATTCCACATTTCGTTATACATCTTGAGAGGCATGCAGGCAATTACCGAGGCCATAAGATCGCGTGCGCGTGAGATGGTTGCCACGCTCATAGCCCTGTTGCGTGCTGGCCCTTCAATGTACGTGTAGTACTGGCCGATGAGGTTTACGCCTGCAGAGTTAGGCGAGTATCCACCAGAGGCTGCAGCCTTTGCCGGTGCAGGTGAGATTGCTGCTTTGTTTACTCGGTTGAATAGCGCCATGTTGGGATTATCTCACATTTTTTAGGTGGGGGGTGGCACTGCCCTGACCAATTCCCGACAGAAAGCTCAGAGCAGTGCCTGCGTAATCTTAGCGATTAACTACAACCAGCATGGGCTTACCACCTTGTTTTGGTCGTGAAGCAAGTGCAGCTGCAAAAATGGTAAGGCGTGCCAGCTCGACAGGGCCAGGCGAGCGCTTACTGCTGATCACGAGGCTGTTTTGCTGAGTCACTGCCACTGCTCGGTTCATTTGTTCAGCGAGGTTTTGTTGCCCCTGGTGCACGAGTCTGCCGTCATTGATCATGCCCTTGACTAGTGATGTGTAGCGCATCAGTTCGCCGTAGCCCACAACTTTTTTACGCCTCTCCAAAGACAGTGGCACATGGTTTTCTAAAGGTGGTGTAACAGCCAACATGATCGAGGGATTTTCACAGGCCTTCAGCAGAGCCTGTTGCATCTCAGGCAGAGAGCCAACCACAAACTCCACAGTGATATGAGCAACCCCTACATCATCAACAGCAGCGCGAACAGCAGAATATCTAGAGCCATCAATACTGGTGTCCACAGCAATCCAGCCACCCTCGGGCCCTGGAATATCAGAAAGGCACTGCTCCCACTCGCCAGGCTGCAACCAGCAAGCATCGGCATTGACAAACTGGTTGAGTGAGCCACGCAAGAAAGATGATCTGTCGGGGTGCTCAGCATCAGCCAGCAAAGACTCCAGGTCAAGCGTGACACCGAGCGCTGGATTAGCCCAACCCCACCAGCGTGTATCCATCACATCAACACCTGGTGGTGGCGACCACTCTGCGAAGTAAAACTGCCCCTGGCGTTTATCATCAATGAGCTGTAGGCCTTGTTCTCGGTAGCGCAACATAGCAATAGAGGCCTCGGTGCCGGCAGTGGAAGTCATCAGCATGATCGGTGAACCACCAGCTGTGCGCATGTTGCGTGCCTTCATTGTGGGCCTAAGAGAATGGGCGAGCACGTTGTCCTCAACTGCATACACCTCGTCTACCCAGATAAAGTCAGCCGACAAGCCCATACCTGCAGATGGTGTTGCAGCCTTGACAAGCCAGCGAGAGCCATCAGGCATATCGCAAGTGTTACGGCCATACGCACGTTTTAATGTCGCCCCAAAATACTCTTGCAAAATTGGTGCCACCACCTCAAATTGGCGAACAGCCAAAGACAACTCATGGGCAGAATTAACCACAGTCTGAGGTTTGCCACGCATCTTTGCGATAGAAGTCAAAAACGCTCCTATGCACGCCTGGCCTAAAACCGTTTTACCATTTTGACGCGCCACAGAAATAAGCGCTGCGCGATTGATTAGATCACCGGTATCAGGCTCAGCCTCAAAAACACCATCGATGGCGTAGAGCTGCCAATCCATCAACTCAACCTTCATGTACTTGCTAGCAAACTCAGCAACCAACTCAGCGTAGACAGAGAACCCTTTTCGGGCAGTTTCCAATCTGGGCTCAACCCTGCCAATACCTGCAGGCCCTGGCTGGTTCGCGCCAGTTAGCGCCAGTTCGCTTTCCTTTGGGGATATATGGCCTAAACGCTTGCTCGGGGTTGATTGTTTGCCCAAAAAAATTGGGTTTTCGGGGTTTTCGCCGTTGTGGGGTTTTGCGTTGAGGGCTTGTGTTCGTGTTTGTTGGCGTTGTGCTGTCTTGCGATTGACGTAGATAGCGCCTCTCTTGGCGTTGCATGTGGGGCATGAGGGTACAAGGTTGCTGAGTGAGTCGTCTCCACCTGCATCATGTTCGAGGAGGTGGTCTGCTTGGAATGTTTTGTCCCAGGGTTTCCCGCACCAGTGGCAGTCTGGGTGCCCTTCGAGTAGGGCTTGTCTGTTGGCTCGGTATTGTGCTGTGGTTTTTCTGTTGCCTGCCATGTGTGTGTGTCCTTGTCGGGTGGTGTGTGGCTTATGTTACTAGCGCCCTCGTGCCTCGGTTGCTCCCATTGCTACATCGAGTCTTGTGGTTTGTGCCAGCCCCCACTTTCAGTTTGTAACTGTGGCAGGTGGTTTGTTTAGGACGGTCAGCCATTCGCATTTATGACGTTTGGACGCTGCACTGGCGACTTCCCCTAACAGCCCTTCACGTCAAGTCATCACAGGTGGTTAGGCGCGCCAGTTCTACCCACGTCACCGTGTTTTATACCTGCAGAGTGCAATCCCCTACGAGGCCGTGAGCGTATTCAGTTGTTTAAGGTTTGCGCAGTTTTAGTATCGCTGCAATGCCGAGGCAGAATAGCAGGCCATACCAGACATGTATCACTGTGGTCCCAAGCGTTCAGCGATGGCCTGCAGGTTCTGTGGTCGCCATACATGGTATTCAGCACCGGCAGTAACGATGGCTTCGCCCCAATCAAGCTGGTGCTCTGAGAGTCTGCCCAAATCTGTTTTTAGTTCGGCAAAGATGAGCCCACGG